ATGCGTAATTATCCGCCAACATCCCGAGCGGCATTTACATCCCCACGTTGATACTATGAGGGACATGGAATCCGCCCTGCGCGAAGCCAGCGCGGAGGGGTGTACCTGCAAGCCCATCCCGATCAACCGTCCCGATGGTAGTCATGATATTGATTTTGACCTTGATCCCAATTGCCCGAAATGCTTTCCCGCCTCCCAGCCGAAAGAGCATGAGTTTTGCATGGGTTGCGGCCATCATATAAACCAGTGTTCGTGCCAGCCGAAAGAACGGAGGGAGTTGGGGGAGGAACCCATCTGCACATGCGCTATTTATCCGGACGAGCCTTGTTTGGTACATCCCCGTCCCGCCCCGCCGAAAGAGATACGGAATTGTAATAACTGCAAATATGAACATACAAGCAGCGCTGATTTGCCGTGTCGGGATTGCATGGACATGATACTCGGAAGGGTGTTGGATAGGCCTACTCATTGGGAGGCCCGTCCCGCCCCGGCCCAAGGCAACCTGAACGATTTGGAGGAGCATTACCATGCCGCCCTCACCGCGCTTCGGCTGGCGCGGGAGGCGTTGGATAAACTTGCGGATGCCGCCAATAAAGATCATGATTTCAGTAAGTCATCTATGGAGTGCGCGGTCTGCAAGGCTTTGCATGTTACTTGGGACACCATTCGCGCCATCGACAAGGTGCTGGGAGGTGAGAAGTGAGCGAATACGGGGAACGTGAATATCAAGAAATGATGCACAATGAGGGTGAAGCGCGTGAACGTGAAAATGCAAATTCCGAAGCCGATGCTATAGCCCGCGACATTGACGCGCAGCACATGATCGACGACCTCAACGCAAAGGACGCCGAGATAAAGGCGCTGCGGGAGGCGCTGGAGGTATATCTGGATGAACATAAAAAGTGGGTAGTGGATCACGCATCGCTTACCACCGATCCCAGAGAATGCAACTGCCTGAAATGCACGCAGGCCCGCGCCGCGCTGGGCAAAACCAATGGCGATACAACTCAATCGGAGGAACAATGAATCGTGAATTCTGGTACGTGAAATTCTAACGGTCCGACCTGGAGAGCGCGCAGGAATGCTTTTACGTATTTGCTAAGTCTGCCGCAGAGGCGGAGAGTAAGGGAATTCCCTTGGCCCAAAAAGCATTCAAGGAATACGCCGGCAAGGGGGATGTAGAGTGCGTGTCCGCAGAATTCCAGGGCCACATCGAGGCGTAATTTTTTTAGTTCAAATTGAATAAACCGCCGATCCGGACAGGAGGGACCCTTGCCGAGAAAACCCGACGAACCAAGACCGTGGTTGTGCCCGAACGGCCATTTGCTGGGACATGCAGAACGCGATCGATCCGGGCTGAAGCTGATCCTCTACGGCGAGTCGATTGATCCGCGCTGGCCGCGCAACCAGCCGGAGCCGGTATACCGCGGGACGATCCGCGGAGACGCCGTCATCCGATGCACCATCTGCCACTTGGACAGGGAATGGCATCCGGACGCTGAGGCCATGAATCGGCTGGCGGAAAAGGTCAAGGATTTTCGAAAGCCTCTGAAACCGGAACATGCGGGATGCTTATTGACAGAACCGGGATAACTGGCGTAGAATATTTGTACAACTTAGCAGCGGTCCCGTAATCGGGGATCCACCGCGCGAGATGAGCGCCGCGCCTACTTTCCAGCAATGGGAAGTGGGCGCGGCGTTTCTGTTTTAACGGCCATAGGAGGGCCGAAACGATGGAATTCCTTCAGAGCATTCTCAGCGTACTGTCCACTCTCTTCGCTCAGGCGCTTCTGATCCTTATCGTCCTGGTGCTGGTGGATCTGCTGCTGGGCGTGTTGGCGGCCTGGAAGCAGAAGGAATTCAAGTGGGACCGCATCACCGAATTCTATCGGACGAAGGTGATCCCGGAGATGGGTGGGTGGATCATCTTTGTGCTGGCGGCCCGTGCAAGCCTCAACTTGGTGGTTCCCAGTGTGGATGATCAGACGTACAACGCGCTGTTCACAGGAGGCGCCGGCATCGCGTGGGCGCTCGTGGTTCGGGACCTGCTGTATTCGGTGAGCCAGAACTTTTGCACGGTCTTCGGGATCCCGCTGCTGAAGCCGCCGGCTACATAAGGAGCCGACCCATGACAGCCATGCCCGCCGCCATCCCGCAGGGAAGCGAGAATGACCCAGGCTATCAACTAAGGCTGGCCGAGGAGACTCACGAAGCCGTGGAGATCATCAAGAAGCGGCTTTTCATCGGCAACGGGGATCCTCCCCTGGTGGTACAGGTGATCCAGATCAAGGATGAACAGGAAGCCCAGCGCAAGGCGCAGGAAGAACAAAAGAAAATTGCGGACAAGGTCCGCGAGGATCTTGACGTGCAGATGAGATCAATGATCGCGGTGCAGAAGACCCTGACCACCATCACCGACTTCTTCACCAAGGTCGGGTACACCCTGCTCTGCGCGATCGGTCTGGCCATCCTGGGCTTCATCTGGGCGTTGATCACCCACGCCATCACGGTGGGGCCGTAGACTTTTCACAGAAAAAACCAAATGGCGAAATTGCGCAACGGAGTCAAACAAGCACGAGGGGGAAAACGAGCCGGGTCGGGCCGCAAGACGAAGGCCGCCACCCAGCTGCGCCGTGCGCTCAAGGAACTCCTGGTCAAGGTCGAACCCAAGGAGATCCTCAAGGACGGAATGTCCGAGGCGCAGTTCGCCTTTTCCTTCCTCTGCGCGACGATGCGCAGCCAGCTGGTCAACACCGACATTCGGCGCCAGGCGGCCAAGGACGTGCTGGATCGCGTCCTCGGCAAGCCCGAGCAGGGTGTGACGCTGAAGAATCCCGGCGAAGCGCTCCTGGTGAAGCTGGATAAGTGACGCGTGAGATTGCATTTTCCGAACTCTGCGGGTTCACCGAACGGCAATGGGAGGCGACAGCCGTCGCCGACAAGCATGCCTACACGTTGTTCGGGGGAACGCGCGGCCCCGGAAAATCCTACTGGCTGCGCTGGGTGCTCGTGCGCTTCCTGCTCGCTTGGGCGGCCCGCGGGATACGCAACGTACGCGTCGGACTGTTCTGTGAGTCATACCCGGCCCTGACGGACCGGCAGATCACGAAGATTGCCACGTTTCCCGCGTGGCTCGGAACCTTACAAACATCGCAGTCGGACGGTCTGGGCTTCTTTCTTCGACCCGAATACGGGGGCGGGGCGCTTCTCCTGCGCAACCTGGACCGGCCGGACAAATACCAGAGCGCCGAGTTCGCCGCGATCGGGATCGACGAGCTGACCAAGAACCAGGAGTCGACGTTCCACGTCCTGCGCGGATCCCTGCGCTGGCCGGGGATCGATCAGCCGAAGTTTTACTCCGGGTCGAACTCGAACGGGATCGGGCAGAAGTGGGTGCGGCAGTATTTTCTGGAACGCGTGCTGCCGCCCGAGCTGAAGGGAAACGAGGCTCAATTCGCCTACTTGCCCGCCCGGCCGGGCGACAATCCGCACCTGCCGGCGAGTTACTGGGACATGCTCAAGACGCTGCCGGATGCGTTGCGGAGATCCTGGCTGGATGGAGACTGGTACGTGACGATGGAAGGCCTGGTGTACGCGGACTTCGGCGCGGAGAACATTACGCCGGTGGAGCGGGATCCGGATCCCGGAGCCGATGTGGAGCTGGCGTTCGATGACGGGTACATCGACCCGCGGGCGATCCTGTTCATCCAGCGCACGGGGAACGAGATCTTCGTGTTCGACGAGATCTACCACAGCAAGCACCTGGCGGAGACATGCGTGGGGGAAGTGGTCCAGATCATGGGCAAGTGGTTCGGGTGGGCGGACGACGAGAAGACGATCCCGAAGAAGCTGCCCCAGATTGCGGTCGGATCGCCGGAGGCGAAGGAATTGCAGGAACGCTTCCGCCTGGCCAACATTCCCGCGCGGAAGAAGGTGCACAAGATCGTCGACGGGATCCAGGTGATGCGCGCGCTGGTCAAGGATGGCAATGGGCACCGCGCCATGCAGGTCCATCCGCGATGCAAGAACTTCATCGAGGAATTGACGGCCGGGTACCAATACCCCGCCGATGGAAGCAAGGGAAAAGACGAGGTGCCGATCGATGCGAACAACCATGCTGCAGATGCGTTCCGCTCTTGGGCGTGTCTGCGGGCGAATTGAAACGGCGGCGAAATGGATCCTGGCGATTCCGCCGTTCGGCATTGGATACAGCGCCGGCTTCCTGGTGCGGTGCGTCCGCCTGACCTGGGCGGCGATCGTTGAGGGCTTTACGCGAGGGAATGCACTGTGAGCGATGTTCTGACGTCCATCACGCAACGCGCCCGGGGCAAATCCGCCCTCTATGATCTGCATCCCGAGCTGACGGAACGCGTTCCGCTGTTCCGGTCTTCCTCCGAAAGCCAGTCGGGCGACCTGGGGCTGTTCGAAGACAGCGGAGAATATTACCGTCGGCACCCGTGGGTCTACAAGGCGGTCAGCATTATCGCCAACAACATTGCGCCCCTGCGCCCGCGCGTGGTCAAGGGCAAGGGCGGAGAGACGAAGGAGGTCGAAGGGGCGGCGGTCACACAGTTGCTGGACAACCCGAACGACGAGATGTCGGCGGCGGACCTTCACCGCCAATGGGCGATCGACATGCAGCTGGGTGGCGAGGAAGGATGGGAGATCGTCCGCGGGATGGACGGCAAGAAGGTGCTGTCCATCTGGCCGCGCCAACCGCAGCACTTCACGGTTCGCCCGGTGCCCGGCGGAATGGCCCGCTATCGCAGGATCGCCAGCTACAGCATCGATGACGGGATGGGCGCACCCTACAATCTGGAGCCCAAGCAGTTTATTCACTTCAAGTTTCACAACCCGCTTTCCATCTGGCGCGGCCTGGCCCCGATCACGGCGGCCCGCATGTCGATCATCCTCGACACCTACGCCCAGGTGTGGACGCGGTTGTTCTTCAAGAATCAGGCGCGCCCCGATTACGCGCTGATCGCCCCCGAGGGTCTGACACCCGGGGAGCGCGAGGAGTATGAGCGGAAGCTGACCACGCGATTCGGAATGGACAGCGCCGGCGTGGGCAAACCGATCATCCTCGAAGACGGGGTCACCGACATCAAGGTGTTCTCCTTCCCGCCCAAGGATCTCGAATGGGTCGAGCAGCGCGGAATGGCGCGGGACGAGATCGGCGCCATCTTCGGCGTGCCGGACGAGATCATGGGGTACGGCAAGGACACCTACGAGAACTTCGGGACCGCCGAGCGCGTGCTGTGGTCGCTGACGATCGTATCGATCCTTGGGGTGCGCGACAGCGCGCTGACCCGCTGGTTCCGGCGCTGGAACATGATCGGCGCAGAGGAGCGCATCGAGACCGACCTCTCCGGCGTGGCCAGCCTGCGCGAGGACCTGACCTCGAAGGTGACCCAGTGGCGGGATCTGGTTCAGAACCTCGTCCCGCCCAACGCGGCCAACGACGTGATCGGGTTGGGCCTGCCGGATCTGGAGGGCGGGGATATTTCGTACATGTCGGCCATGCTGGTCCCGGGCCCCAGACTGCCCGGCGCGAAGATCCCGGAGGACATGGTGCCCCCGGAGCCTCCTCCTGCCGCACCGCCACCGCCTGCCGGCAACAAGCCCCAAGCGGAGGACGAGGACGAGAAACCCGCCGGCGGCGAGAAACCCGCGGATGGGGAATTGCCCTCCACGGACGCCGGGCCCGACGAAGAGCCGCCGGCGGGACAAGGGGCCGCGGAGCAGGGCGTGGTGAAGTCTGCGGCTCCGGAATTCGGCTCGCCGCAGCACGAGGCGATCTGGAAATCCAAGGACCGT